CTTACCATCCTTGCGACTACCTTTAGTGGTAGTGCAAGGCCTCCGTGAGGAGGGTAACTTGCGGCGCTCTAAACAAGCAACGCGTTTGGTTACGTGGGAGAGACTCGCTGTCATTTAGACTAAGACAGGAATAGTATGTCCTACACCCGCACACTTAAAGAGACCGTCACAACCCCGTTAGTGAGCATTAAAGGAGCCGCCATCAAAAATGGAGGCCTAACTTTCGTGTTTACTGGGACTAAGACTGGTTCTCGTGTGGAAGGGTGGAGGGAGTTGATAAAGAAGGGGCTACCCGCTTCTTCAACTTATCAGCTTGACATGACGAAACTTGTCAAGGGAAGGCCCGAATCGCACTTCGGTTCGATGCGGTCCCGTACCTGGCCCTATGAGACTTACACCTATACGACTGAAGGTTACCCAGCCATTCAATGGATGAGTAGCACAGTCAATCACTTGGGTGTTGCCTCAGTAAAGGCACGGTCGGTGGCGTTATCAAAGCTCTACAAGAAATTGGAGAGCGACCGCTCGGAGATGAACGCTTACGCGTCCATAGCTGAGTTCGGAGATGTTCTGCGACAATTTGGCAGACCTTTCGGCTCCTTAGTTGATGCATTCCTTAGGCACGAAAACCGTTTGATTTTTGAAAAGCGGCGCCTTGTTGGATCACCATCTTGGAAGAAGGAACAGTATGCTCGCATTGCTGCGAACACATGGCTCGAAACATCGTTTGGTCTATTACCTCTGATTTCTGATGCAGAGTCGTTAGCCAAATCTTTTGGTCGATGGGAATACGAGTTATCGGACAGTCCGAAGCTTCGTGACCGCATGCGAACTAGAGCCGAAGAATCCGCAAGTTCAGCAGCGGGGCCGTATCGCTGGAATGGTTATGAAATGTCCTTTGATGGAATTGTCAAAACCACTACAGTTGCACGTGCTCAATATGTTGTTGGACTTAGCGGTGAGGTTAGAGCTGATTTTGGCTCTAACGCGCGACTGTTGGAGATTCTTGGTTTTGAAGACAGGAATATTCCAATGGCTGTCTGGGAAGCTACTCCTTGGAGTTGGTTAGTAGATTATGGCACTAACGTGCAGCAAATCATGCAAGCCGCGGCAACGATCACATCTCGAGTTAAATGGATTGTGTTGTCTGAAACCCTTCAGACCACTGTTCATGCAGCTCCGATTGTGACACCGGGCCATAACAGTAACTCCTATGAGCTTCTCGACTTTCAGTCTGACTACCCTCTTAGGGTTGAAGACCGCGGAGTGAAGATGATCAGAACCACCCTTAACCGAACTCTGCCAAGTACTTTGGGGATGCCGCCTCTCTACTTCAAATCACCCTTGGGCGATATGAAGAAGATGGCTAATCTTCTGGCGCTTGCAGTAAGTAGGTCAAAGGATCGTACCACCTGGCTATCCTGAGCAACTGCTCAAAGCCTAATCCCATGAAAGGGCCCATTATGGCCTTCGTTCCTACGTCTCCTATTGCAGGAGCAACCCAAACCGGACTCACATCGCCTACCTATACCATCACGGCCGATCAGGCCCCAGATGCAAATGGAAAGCAGTATTATGTGTCCGCACTTGGAGGCACGCAAACGGGTGTAAATTCTCACTCGGTTGCTGCTCCTTTCACCATCTCGATGTTCAAGCCGAAGGTCCTCAAGACCCTTCAGCCTGTGAACCCGGTGACTGGAGTGCTGCGTAATGTGCCGATGAACCTGTACAAGGTGATCACCCGTAAGGGTGTTCTTCCACTGGCAGGCCAGTCGTTCAAAACCGGCCATATCACGTCGGAAATCGCCTGCCCTGCAGGTTCTGATTTCGCGGACGCGATCTCGTTGAGGGCCATGCTTTCCTGTCACATTGGTCTGCTCACGCAGCTCTCCAATGAAATGGGCAACTCGGTTACGACGGGGACCATCTAGGTCCTCTAACTCTTCAACGCAGGTTATATACCTGTGTTATGTTGAAGGATGTGATGATCGCAAACCTTGCGCGCATTGCATCTTGAGACGTGAAGAGCCTCAACAAACACACCGGAGTACACAGTGCGTAATTACGACAGTCTATTCAGTGATCTCCTTTCTGACCTCGGTCTTGAGACCGTGGATGCTGCGAACGGCTTTAACAGCGATTGCAGCGTTGACGATGTTTCTCGATTCGCATTGGCCAATAGCTTCTATAAGAAGCTATGTCCTGAAGGAAATAGTGATAGTGCAGACCTGGCTGCCTTAAATAAGTTTAGGGCTATCAATTCAGCACTTCCCACTGGTCCTTTTGACTTTATGGCCGCAAACGAGGCCGAGAGCTGTTTCTGGGACTACTTCAGAGATGAGGTGGCCTCAGTTACAGATCAACGCCCATTTGGTCAGAGCTTCGATCTGGATTTTATCCGAGAACACATGGATGTGGGGCCCGGCGCTGCCCAAAAGGCAGACGCTACTAGTGCAGTGACTAAGCTCCTAAGGGGGCCTATGTCATACACTAATCCCGATCTTGTCGACTTATATCGAGCCGCCCTTGCAGGGACCGGGATTTGGGCAGAGGCAGAGATGCTTCGGTTCAACTCCTATGGTTTTACCAAGGTCGAAGGTGGAAAAGTATTCTTTGCGCCAAAGAATCGTGAGATCTCGCGCACATGCTGCACCGAGC